ATACGTTATCGAATGTTAGTTGATATTTTAGTCCGTATGCCATTAAAAAGTGCTTTGGTTGTTTCTGTTAGCTTTGTTCATCAAAATTAGTAAATCATTACCACTTATTCTTGCCTCAAGTGTTCCGCTTTGATTACCAATTAAAGATTTTAGTTTATCTAATGGAGCTATAACCTCTGGGTTAGTTGATGCACCAGGATATTCACCCATAAGACCCATAGTAGGCCCAGAGATAATACCACCATTAGCAAATGCTGTAGGCTGAGACTTTTTAGACATTGAGTTCTTCAAAGCAACACCAGCAGCTATAGCAGCAAGTCCAATTGGTATAGCAAAGGGTGCTAATATTCCACCAGAAGCAAATAAAGCCTTTATAGCTACAAATAGATTAGATATTGTTACTAAATAAGTTCCTAATTGAATAAGTGAACTTGCCATTAATGACAATACTCCACTCATATCAAAAGCACCACCACTAAATACATTACCTAATTGTGTTCCAAGTTGAACTAATGCACCAGTAGCAATTGCATTTATAGCAGCATTAAAATTTATTTCAAGTTGTTCAATAGGGTCAACTAATCCTTCTAATTGTGCTTTTAAATTTATTATAGCTTTATCAAATTCATCTGTACCATAACCAGCTTCAATAGCAGATTGTTTAAACTTTTCATTATCAGCTATAGCTCCTTCAATAGCAGATTTTTGAGCTTGATAATTACCTCTTGTTGCTCTTAATGTAGCTTTTAACTTGTCATCAACATTTTTAATATCTTCTTTAGCAAATTGCTGATTAATATTAGCAAGTGCAGATTCCATCTTAAATCTCATATCAAGTTGAATACTTGCTATCTTATCTGCTACTTTTTGTGCTTCAGCTATATCTTTATCGCTATATTTTTTATTAATAGCGTCAATTCTTAATTTATTTGCAAGAAATGCATTTTCATAATTAGTAAATCCTGCAGCATTTAAGGTCGCTATATCCTCTTGTAGCTTTAGCTCAGATTTTACAACTTCTTTATTCTTTTCATCAAGAGTATCAATGAAATTACTTATTTGAACATTTTGTGCTTTTTCTAATGCTTGTTCTCTTTCTTTATCACCCTTTAATTGTGTTTTTAATAACTGATTATTTAATTTATCAATAATGCTTTGAATATCTGCATCATTTAAACCAGATTCTTTTAATGCTTTAAAGTAAGCACTCATTGATTTTTTACCTTCTACAGTAAGAACATCAGCTATTGCACCAGCGGTTTTTGTTACTTTAGCAACACCTTCTGTTTGAGCTTGTCCAATTCCTTCTACAAGTGTTCTAATAATACCTTTTACACCACTAACATCAGCAAATTTAGCAACAGTATTAGCTGTAATTAATAATTTGTCTAAAGCACTTGTTTGGTCTTCTAAACCAGCTATATCTTTTTTTACTGCAAACTCTGCAGCTTTAGCAAAGTAAAATTCAGCCTTAGCTTTTAACATTAAAGCCTCTATGTATTTAGGAGCTTTATCAACTAATGCTTGTTCAGCTTCGCCTAAAGTATTTACCTTACCAAAAGAATCACCAAGTTTGTCATTGTATAATTGAAGTGCTGCAGTCTTATCTACAAATCCATTTTTAGCTGCTTCAACTACAGAACTTACTTTTAATATTTCTGTTCTTGCTGTTTCAGTAGATTTTGCTGCTTCTATAGTAGATTTACCTAATTCTTTTTGTGCTTTCTCAAAATTTGTAGTTTTAAGTATAGCGTCATTTATTTGGTCACCAAAAGCAGTATATAATGCTACAAGTGCTGAAAATGCTAAATATGCGGCACCACCAACTCCTGCAATACTTCCTAATAAAGCTGGTAAGTTATTTTGAATACCTCTAAAACCATAAGGTAAATCTTGAATAACTAATGCAAGGTTAGTAAATTGCATATTAGTTTTCTTGACTGCACCTTCTCCACTATTTAATGATTGGCTTAATCTGTCATAATCAGCTTTAAGTTTTACCATTGCTGCATCTGTAGGTTCAATTCCTTGAACCCTCATAGTTATCATTAATTTTGTAACTGCAGCTAATTCTTTTTCTGTATTTTTAAGACTTTTACCAAATAATTCATTAGAAGCCGTAATGTTATTTATAGTCTTAGTGTACTGGTCTTGGGCCTTAATTATAATATCAACACCTTCGTTATTCGCCATTATTATACTGGTTTAATATTTTCGTATTTTTTTAAAACCTCTTGTAACTCATCGTTACTCATTATCCTTACATTTTTCTTTCTATTCCTCTTGTCACAATCTAACTCTATTAGTTCAGTAGGTTTAACCTTCTTGCCTTTAGGTAGCTGCATATTGACAAGGATAGTAGTCTGCCATCTTGACCTTACCCATTCTTGTTCCTCTTTATGCCTATAACCATACCAAATAAAATCTAATTCAGCCATGGTCATCTCCCAAAACAAATGGGGAAGTATTTGACACTCCCCCATTGTATATCTTTCTATGTCAATCCATTCTAATTTTTTTTTTCTTCACCAGCCTCTGTTGACGTAGAACCAGGTTGCTCTATACCGCTATTCATACTTTCTGATAGTGCAGCCATGATTTCTTGGAACTGAGTTCCAGCGATACCACCCATGTCATCTATCCAATCGCATACATCAATCTCTTTAAAATCTGGCGTTCTTCCTTCCTTGTAGAAAGGGTATTCAGCAGCAGACCTTACTAAATTAACGATAGCATCTAAAGCAGATTCACCGCTTAAAGCTGTTCCTATCTCTGTTGGGCCTATACCTTGTAACTGACAGAATCTCTTTAAAGACCATGTGCAGAAACGCAGCGGTATTACCTTACCATCAGAAAGTGATAGGTTAAATTGTCCTCTCATATATTTGGTTTTTAGTTTATGCGTTGGTAGTCATCACTAATGCTCCAGTTCCAGTGAATGATGCAGAGAAAGTAGCTGGAGATTCCATGTCACCAGTAAAGTCTAAAGACTCAACCGCTGCAGTTCCAGTCCAAATCTTGTCACCACTTACGAAAGTAGAGAAAGTCAAAGTTACATCAGTTCTTGAACCTACAGAAGAAAATAAATCTTCTACGTTTACACCAGCAGCAGCAGATTCGATAACCGCTAAACCATCTGTTGATACTGACCAAGAACGAAGTCCTTGAATTTGAGCCGCCCATCCGCCACTATCTTTTGTAGTAGAATCTGGTAAGTCTGTTGATACTGATAAAGAGCAAGATGTAGAGTGAGCTACTGCTACTCCACCTATCTTTACTACAAGTAAAGTGCCATTAAAAATTCCTGTGGTTGCCATATTATGTTTTTTTTATATGTTTAAAATCCTAATTAATTATGTTGTTTGAGTTACGAAGTGGTCTACCACTATAACTCTTCTAAAAATATATGTTTCTTCTACATAGTCAAAAGTAGCCTGGTTTGATACCATATTCCTCGTAACTATGTTGAAATCTGGAGAAGCATTTGGATAATCTGCAGGAGCTACTCCTATGATTTCCAATAAGCCATTAGCCCATTCATCTACTGCTTTTTGACCTACCTCTCCAGACTTAAATGTCCTATATACAATGTCAAACTGTATGCTTACATCAAAGTTATAGCTTGTTTTGTCACTATTCTCTACTGATGTCTGTGAACTTATCAACAAGAATGGAGGCTCGGCACCATCTGGAGCTATGGTATCATATACCGATAACTCGTAGTTGTTAGCATTTATCTTGTCGAAATAAGCCTTTCGTATAGCATATCCACAGTCTTTCATTATCCTTCTACCTCTACTTCTTTAGAATCCGTTTGTTGGCTATTTTGAGCCTCATTTAGCTCACCAAAGAACTTAATAAGGGGTAAGCCATACTTTGTCGGTAACTCTTGAAAAAAGCCATCTAATTGCTTAATTTGCTCTGCGTTTAATGTTATAGTCATATTTGGTTATTTTTACAAATTTAGGTAAAATTATTTAGCTTCCAATATTGCTATTTTAGCTTCTAAAGTTTCAATCTTAGCCATTGCCTCTTGAAGTACTTTTATAGTAGCGTGATGTAAGTCGGAAGTATAAACAGACTTTAATGGTTCTTCTTCAGAAATTATTTCGTTACCTTCTTCATCTAATTTAGGTTTAATATCCCAACCTTCAATATCAATAAATTCAGGTGCAACACTTTCAACTTGTTGCGCAATTACACCAATATTAAAATCGTCGTGCGTTTGGTCTTTATACTTAAATTTAACAATCTCAATAGCTTTAAACTTATTCCAATAAGATTCTAAAGGAATAATGTCTTCTTTAGTTCTTTCATCTGAAAGGTTAAGATTATTTGCTTGATAGTTATAAACACCACCATTTGAACGAACTGAAAATCTTTGCAATGTGGAATCACCAAAATAAGCAAACCAATTTGAACCGTTATTAGGTGTTGCATTTACATAATACAAAGAAATGCCATAAGGTGAAGACCCTGCATGGGTAATATTTACTAC